CTCCTTCTCTGTGATACTAAGTGGGTCGATTGCTTCGACGTTGGGGTATGGGTTCTTAGATAGAATCTTATTGACGACAATCTTAACGAACTTAGGGATGATGGGTACCGGTGACCAGTCAATGTTTAGCAGTGTGCCGTCGCCATTGTTGGGGTCAAGCGAGTTTAGAATCTGCTTGTATATCTTAGTGTCCTGGGTGCCATTAGCGTAGTCGCGGTATCGCTCGAACTCATCGAGGCGACGCCTAAAAATACTTCCGTGGTCATCCGTATGACCCCACTGCGACTCGATGGCCCTAGCGTACTTAAGCCCATAGGACTTAGCCGACTTTGCCTCGGTAGATGCTAACGGGTCAGGGAAGTTACCCTGCTTATTATTTTTTTCCATACCTATTGTTTGTCCCCAGTTTATATGCAAATATACCCAATAATATGTTGTCGCCTAACGACTTACATCCTTGAATCTTCTGAGGAATACTTTGCTCGACATATCAGACGTCTTCCGCTCCTGTTTTACCTTCTGGGCGGCAAGCAATGCGAGACCTGAACTGATGGTTAAGTCAAACTTAGTCCTGTCGTCGATGCGGTATCCTATCCAGTCCTCCAGTGTTCTATCGAGGTACATCCTCCCATAATCACCGCTCTCTGAGTCCATACCCACGTGTTCGTGAATATACGCCTCAATAGCTTGCGCGTGGGACTGTATCACGTCCTGTGAGTTGGATGGTATACCCTTGGTCTTTACGTTGGAGTGTGAGCCCGGAGCCTTCAGGTGTTCGGGTCTATCCATAATATATCCATCGTAACCCCTTGATTCGAAATATCTTACTATCCCGTATTTGTTATTCTCAATAAGTAGCGAATAACCGTAGAATACCGCCGCCATAAGTATATCCTCGTAGAATATACGCGCGAGCGGTGGTCGGTTAGCATATTCGGCCACGAACATATTCGATGGGAAGCTCATATTGAACTTGTTGTATATATGGCAGGCGCCCTTGGACCCTCTGCCGTCCATCGTATTATCGATGTCATAGGAGTCAACGCCTCCGGTGCCTATGTGGTCGTTACCGGGGTATATCTTCCCCTGCTCCTTACGTTGATTGTTTCTCACCTCGTCGGGCGGAAGCCAGGCCACGGTCCACCTTCCGTTATCGTCGGGGTTCCATAGCACCTTAGTATCCGGCTTGCCGTCCTCCCACACGAAGTTACCCTTGATGACTGGGGATGGGTACATCTCCCTGTTATGCTGCAACTGTTCGTATATCCTCCCCACGTTGAAGTGCGATGACTTGGTGGAGTCGCGGAACGCTTCCTCCTCGCTCCACGGGAACTGGCGTATCACCTCATTGAGCTCATAGGGGTCGTGCATCAGCGCTTTGCGCTCGTTCGATAGGAACGTCTTAGCGCCGATTGATGTGACGTCGCCGTCCATAGTAAGCTCGGGCTCCTTGGGGTCCTCGATGATTGGCATACCATAGATATCGAAGAAACCCTCAAGCGCCTCGTATGATGGGATGAACAGTTTATATAGCCCGCTCTTTGTCCTCCCGTTCTCGTTGCGGCGCGTGGGGTCGGAGTCATAGTATAGCTTCCTGTAGTTGGCGCCCCCCTTATCCAGCGGGTTTACCGTGGAGCCCACCATAGCCTTGCCTACTATTTTCTTACCTACCAGAAGACACGTGCGGTGCACCCTCCAGACCTCGTTTATATCCAACGGGTTCTCCCACTTACCGGCCTCATCGAGGTATAGGTAGTGCAGCTTCTCACCGTCATAGGCGTTGGCGACGGAGTTCTTCCAGTTAATAATAGTATCTAGCGCCTCGGTCTGCGAGCTGACCTTATTGGTCTTGGTAATCCTCTTCGCTGGCTCTCGGAACGCAAGCTCCATACGCGGGTTGGTGGTACCATCCTGTATCGGCTTAAAGAAGAACGGGTATGAGCGGAACATAGGGAGCAGCTTCTTCATAAAGATGTTCTCCTGCGCGTCCTTACCGGTCTTTGACATAATGCCCAGTACCTTGTTTGACACCTGAGTGCCCTCGTCAGCCAGTGCCGCCCCGCAGATGTTAGTGTATCCGGAGCGTCGGCATTTTGTGTATATCTGCCCCACGCATCGTGGGTCCTGCTTGCAGGCCTCGAAGTGGATGTATATCTTACGCTGGAAGTCAAGGAAGCTCGCATAACCGATATCCATCTGGCTCCACTGTAGGAGCATATAGTGATGTCCGGTTATATAGGTAGGAACCCCGTTGTTATAGAACCACACCCCATCGCGGCGTCTGTTAAACTCCTGGTCGATGTATTCGGCGTGCTTCACCCTGAACTCCTTGGGCTGCTCCTGCCATTCGTCCATAGAGCGTATACGCGCCAGGTCCTGTGGTATGGGGAGCCTACGCCAAAACTGCTCTGCGCGAGGGAGTCCGTGGAATAGGATATCTTTTACCGGGGGAGCCTTGGGGAGCTGTATGAATATATCGGATATCTCTATTATCTCGCCCTCGCTATAGTCGGGACATATATTGACCACAGGGTCCTTATATCCCTCTATATTCTTTAGCGCGGTCATTACTTCCTGTATTTCTCAGCGAAGCCCCCGGCGAAGTCCACGTGTTCCTCGATGCTCCCGCTATCGGATAGAGTTCGTATCATATCCTCCAGTCGTTGCCTTTCCTGCAACAGCTCACGCGCATCCACGGCCGTCTGCTTTATGGACTGAAGCTCCGCCTTACGCGCGGAACCGTTTATCTCTGGGTCCACGGGCTTCTTGATTTCTTCAATCATATTATTGATTGCCACCTCCATAGAGTGCATCAGCCGTGTGGCTGCGTCTATGGTCGTAAAATCAGACTGCTTCCTTGACATACAGCAGGTCGTTAGGTGTCATTCTCCAGAGCTTTTCACCGTTTACCTCCATCGTATAGTCGGATTCTTTGCTGAAGCCCACCATATCGCCGGCCTTTACCCCCATCTCAAGCAGTTCGGGGGTGTCGAAGCGTACTACGCCCTCCCTCTTTATCTCCTTCTGTGTGGAGATGATGATTCCAGTCTCTGACGTGGGTTCTTTCCCCTCGTCAGCTATCAGGAACACCCATCCCGGAAGCACCGATATGTTGTCTTCGCTGTCCTTGTATGCGTATGCCTGCGAGCCGTATCCACCCTCGGGGTCATACTTCACTCGGTATAGGTCCTTGTCAATCTCGGCACGCTTATCCAGCACCACGTGATGGTGGAAGTATAGCATATCACCCTCCTTGGCTCCCGTGGGGAACTTAACGGGGGTGGCTACAATCTCCGCCTCACTGATTCTGTTGGCGAACTCGTTGAATCTCGCGTCAAGGAACAGCTCCACCTCACCGAACTTGATGGTGTCCTTAAACTTCTTGGGCATCCTTACGATGAACTCGTGCAGGACCTTCATCAGAACTTGCAGTCGTTCTCCACGACCACCGGCATACCGATAATCTCCTTCCACGGCATAGTACCGTCGGCGTTCTGGATGTATATAACATAATCCTTCCTCCCGTATTTGGAGAAGGTGCGCTCATCGACTTCGATGGCTACGATGGTGCCGTCGTTTCCGGCGTGGTTGCCCACGACATACGCCAAGGCATCCTTGGGGTTCACCCCTACGATAATTTTTCTAATCATAATGTCTTTAGTTTATACCACCACTACCCTTACGGAGCCAGTAATCTATACTGCTGGTATCGTTACGCTGCTGATGCTGGTATCCCTCCACGATAAATCCTAGGACCTCGTCAAGTTCTTCCTCATTCTCAACATTCACGGAGAACGCGATGTCCATTTCAGGCTCATCATCGTCATCATTGAAGGTCACAGTGCCGAGTGCAGCGATTACAAAACCGCAGTCACTGAGGTCGTACTTAACGATGAGTCCATTCATCTTAGCCACGAGTTCAGTGAATTCTTCGTACAGCTCTTCCTTAATATCTTGGGGGATGCTCATCGTAATGAATAATGTATGAAATTTGTATTAAATCTTATACGAAAATACAAAACAAATACAATATGAGAAAAGGTGCCAACTCAAGGAGGATGCGCGAGTATGCAATACTGCCGGCCAGGATGATATCACGCAACTATCTGAAGTACCTGCGGCACGTGAAGGTGGACGTATGCGGGGCCTACGGGCTGACACCTGGGCAGTTTGACTTTCTGATGTTTATCTACGACCTGGAGTTCTTCACCCTTATGTATTGCAGGGCTCACTTCGCCCCCATATCCGACAATAAGATACGTCTGCTCTATAATAAGCCGCTCCAGAATAGCGGTTTGGTGGAGATATATGCTAGCAGGGGAAGCATCGACTCGGGAGTACGTCAGCTATTCGGTATCGCCAAGAATGAGGGATACGCCGTCAGATACTGCCTTTCACAGAAGGGCAGGCTGTTGGTGCAGAAGATATACAGGAAGCTTGAGGGCCGTGAGGCTATTAATGCTCCCGAATAACCTTAAACGGCATCTCCATAGCCGCGTTGGTGTGCGGGACGAACTCTCCGGTGTGCTCCATCAGGAAGTACCTTCCACCCTTATTCATCCAGTGGTAGCCCTTGGGGGCCTTAACCATAACTTCGTTGGGTCTCTTTAGGTCTGTGCGCTTAGCTTTCATAGCTTAAACGATTGATAATCTCAAAGTTACGAACACCAACGGTTGCTCGTTCTGGGCTCACTTTCTTTACTCCGCGCCCGTTATTCAGGCGTTTCTTCGATGACTTAGCCATTTGACTCCTCGGTTAT